TTGTTGGTGTACTTTATGCCGTGTTTGGTCCAACCGTAATTGTGTATTCGTTGGGCCAAGTCGCTCTCGAATGCCTTGCTGGGTGAAAGGGTCAAATAGAATGCGTGCAAGGCTTCTAGGTGATGCACTCTTATTGACCCATCGAACGATGACATGTCGATGGACAGAACGACTGGTTTATCGAAGTGGGCACGTTTGTTGAGGATAATGTTCGCGCGTGCGCGGGAATTCATGCCCTTGGCGAAGATCCTAGTTCGGGGTACACCCCGCCTTGGCCCGCGGTCAGCATACAACAAGGGCTCGATGGCCTTGAAGTAACGCATAACACGCAGGTTGAAACGGGGCCCACGATACTGGATCAGCCGCGGTCTAGCGGCTTTTCCCCCGTGGGCGCCCCGGTCAAAGCTCGTGCCGCAAATCTTCTCAGCTTTCACGAATGCTTTGACCAGGGCGTCCGACCGGGACGGGGGACACACCATCAAGGAGTCACGTGCCTCCCGGTAGAGGCGTCTTTTTGTTGATGGTAGTGTGGCGATAACCTCGTCGTACTCCAGCGGAGCCACCTTACGGAACGACCGAGCATAGCGTTTGAACCTGAGCTTGTAGTCACGAATGGCGGCCTTTGTGGGAACTGGGGTTGCACGTTGGCATCGCACTGCCAGGGCTGTGATTTCGTTGCACACACAGTCGTCGAACATCTGGGAATTTGAGGGGAGGATGCGGTACAGTTGCCTCTTGGAGGTACAGCCCAACCGGTCGTGGTCAACGCGCGTACACCCAGGCGATAGTTCGGGTGTTTTCCAGCCTCTAGTGTGCAGGCAGCGCATCTTGGTCGGGCGTCCTCAGGTTTTGAGGTTGGTAGTGGTGTGGAATTTGTCCTTGAGCCAGTCGGAGAGTCCATAGCCACGAAGCAAAACGTCACTAAAACCAATACTGCCATGGTCTGTGTTGATTTGGGTTTTAGTGCAGGTACGAATCGCGTCGCGGTTCTGGATAGAGTCCATGATCTCCAACGCAGCACGTTCAGCCCCCGAAAGGCCGAACGCATACGCTGCTGTGGGCGCCAAACATTGCGCCATATCACTGTCGGACATGGCGTGTTCTCTCTGCCATATCTGGGCATGAGAGAGCAACCCTGAGAATGTTTGCATATTTCGCGGCCGTAATGCAATCCGCACTCTCAGCCTGGCCAGCAGTCCTGCGCTGATCCAGGCCACATTATCCTGCCGTGCACGGGCAGTGGGAGCTACGTCTCCCGGGAATATGGGGCAATGGTAAGTGGGCTCCGGGTGATCGCGCGCTTCCTCATCGAGCCTCGCCGGGTAGACGAGGGGAATCGGAACGTGGGCGCGTCCGGTCTTGTTGGTGGCTCGTCGCAAGGGCGCTCTGTGGAACGCGGTCGCTACGAGTGAGGGCTTAGAAACAGTGGGGCGATCAGCGAGCTCAGCCAGTAGAGTATCATCGAAGTATTCCTGAACAGGGGGAAGACAAGCACCAACAGCGGGCGGGAGAAACGCTGGTACGCGGTCAGCAGGTGCAGCCACGAGGACTGCTGGCACAACCGGCACGGCCCCAGGGTGTACTGGGACGGGCTGGTGGGCCGCTGCCAACCTCGCTTGGTGCAAGGCATTTTTGTC